GTTTCCAGTTCTTCACGCTCCAGCTGCTTACACCCCCCCCGGTCGATGGGGAAGCCGTCGAGACCGATCGCCCGCCGAGAGCGATACCCGAGGTCGCGCGCGGTCTTCACCTCGTGGCAGTCATCGCACAGACCCTGACGGTTGCCGGGCTGGTCGAAGTCGGTGCCGCCGTTGTCCAGAGCCACGATGTGGTCGAGCTGGGTGGCGAGGCGGACCTTGCCGTTGCGCTCGCACTCCGCACAGAGCGGGTGCAGGCGGAACCAGGCCGCGCGGTACTCCTGCAGGCGCCGACCTCGGATGCGGCGACGACGGGCAGCACCGCTCATAGGGGCCTCGAGGTGTCGCGCTCGCCGGACGGGTAGCTGTCGCCGTCCAGGGTGCGTGCGGTGGTCGGCTCCGGCTCCGGCTGCAGCTGCTCGAGCAGGTCCACCACGCGCAGCATGAGCTGGGAGAGCGAGGCCAGGGAGCGCTGGATGCGCTGCAGTTGCACCAGCTGGCCTGCCGTGTGCACGGTGCCGCCATGGTCCAGCACCAGGACCTGCCGACCAGGGAACCTGTCGATGAGCGCGTGCCGCAACCGTTCGCAGGTCTCCTGGTCCACAGGGCCAGGGTAGGAGAGCACCAGGCAGTCGTCGCCGGCGGTGGAGAGAGCCTCCACCTGGGCCACCACCCGCTCCATCTCAGCATCATCAGACATTGGGGACCTCATCGGCTACAGGCCGGAGCACCGGCAGGTGCGCTAGCTTACCGGGCTTCATCTGGCCCAGCTGAGGCCAGCCGTTCTCATCATGCCAGCGTGCCGACCGATGCGAGCCGGGACAATGCCCGCAGCGCCAATCCCTCGAGCGCTGCGACCGGGCGCAGGCTTCCCGGGATGGCAGAGGCTCGCATCGTATCGCCGCTCAGGTCTTCTTGGCCGGACGGCACGCCTGCAGCGCGGCTTCTTCGCACGACGCAGGACTCGAGGCCTTCGGAGCAGCCTTCTTCGGAGCCGATGCCTTCTTGGCGGGAGCCTTGGCAGCTTCCGGTTTTTTCACCTCATCCGAGGCGGCCGGCGGCGTGGCCGCAGGTGCCGAGAGCACAGGCTGGGTGGGTGGGATCACAGGTGATTGGATGACCGTCACCTTCGGCGTCTCGCGCCAGGCGGCCAGCACCTTGTCAAGACACTCCATCTCGGTGCGCACTCGGCTGGTCGAGTAGCTGAACAGCAGGCCACCGAGCACGCTGACGCTCATGCTGTCGCCCTCAGGGCACAGGCCGGCCGGCAGAGGCGCCGCTTGGGCCGGCGGAGGCAGCACGTACATGTTCGAGCGAGAAAACTCCTCAAACGACTGCGACACCGAGCCGACGGATCCACCGGCCGCCGACGAAGTCGAGGAAGGGGATGCGGTCACGCTGACCGCTGCGGACGAGAGCGAGCCTGCGCTCGAGGTCGCCGCGCTCGAGCTCTGCGATGAGGCGGTCGAGGTCGACTGCGCCGGTTGCGGAGTCGACGGGGAGGGGGGTGTGCACTTCGGCCAATTGGAGCCTCCGTTCGAACAGGTGGTGGCGAAAGCGCCGGAGCTGGCCAGCGCCAGCAGCGCGGAGACGATGAGGTGTGTGTGTTTCAAGGTTGGTCCTTCTCGGTTGGGGAAAACGGCTCCAGGCGGAGCATGAAGCGCACGCTTGCGATCGAGCGCGCGCCGGTCTCTAGATCGGTGACCACGCGCAGCGGCACCTCGAAGCATTCCACCTCAAGGCGCGGCAGCTCGCCCACCTCAAGGCGCAGGGTTGCCTTTGTGGTGGTCTTGGGCAAGCCCAGCGCGCGCGCCAGCTCACGGGTTAGGTCGGGTGTTCCGATGGATGCCATGTCGGTCTCAAGGTCGGACTTCACAGACGCGCCAGACGACACCACCCATAGGGAAGCGATCGCCAGGCTTGAGCTTGAACGAGCGAAAGCACCTGCCCTCGAGCGTCATGAGCGTCACTGCCCAATTGCCCGGGCCCGATGGCTTCAGCACCAGGGTCACGATGCGCGCTCCTGCTCGAGCATGCATCGACCGAGGATCTCCACGAGCGGCGGATAGACCGCATTGCCGAGCGCCATCACTCGACGTCGGTCCAGCCGATTGGAAACCCCATGAACGTTTCGCAGAAACATGGGTTCAGCCGACCGTTGCCCAGGTGCCTGAGCTGCGGAGAGTGCCCGCGCAAGCGATCGGAATAGTCCGAAGCGTTCCTGAAGTCCTGCGCCTGCAGCGTCGGGAGAAGCGCCCTCGCCACAACAGTTCGGACAGCTGTACCGACCCAGGCGGTCGTGGTCGAAGACGTATCCGCAGAACTCGCAAGGCTGCATGTCGACGCGCGCGGCGATGACCCAGACGCGGTCACGGAGGTGTTAGGCCTTCCCTGGCCGCGCACGGGCAAACGCACCCACGCAGCTTGTGTCGCTCTTGGCCTGCTGCCTCAGTTCAGCGGCAGTACTCACGCGCGGCTTTCGCTGGTGCTTGGCGGCCACGCTTGCGCGCTCGCGCTCTGTCGCCGGCTCATCCATGTACGCATCTGCGTAGGCCACCAGCGCCTGGCGCAGCAGGTCGCGCGCTTCGCGGCCTTCAGCGCATCGCGCAACCTCCGGCGCGCGGTTCAGCAGCGTCACCGCTTGGCACACGGCCGCGTGCAGCGCTTCGGCACCAGGCCTAACCCCTCGCTCAACCTGACCCACAGGGGCAGGCTGCGCCGTCTCGTTTTCATGCTTCATCTGCTGCCCCTTTGGTCAGGTTAGCTCGAACGTTGTGCGTCTTCCTCGGGCCGGCATCGCTGGCCCAGCCGCCGAATTGCGCGCGCTCGTAGTCCGCTGCCGTGTGGCACTCGCTCGGGAAGTGCAGGCCGGGCATGCAGCACTCACCTAGCGGCAGGCAGCACCCGAACTCGGGCGGCTCGCGCGTCTCTTCGTCGTCGGGCAGGCGCACCGACTCGTCGCAGTCGCACCAGTCGCAGTTGCCGTCGCACTTGCGGGTGAACTGGTGGTAGGTCACGGCGCCTCCCACAGGCGCTGCAGGTTGCAGGCAGGCCCGGTCACGGGCTTGTCGGTCAGCAGCCCTTGGCGCTTGCACAGCTCGCGCAGGTAGGCAATCGCCTCCTGACCCTTCACCACAAACACAGCGGCCTCGGTGTCGGCCACCGTGCAGCCGGCCATGAACACGCTAACCGCATCGGTGTCCTTCTCGGCCGCCGCCAGCAGTTGCGTCACGGTGCGGCGGTCGCTCCGCAGCACGCTGGTATTGCTCATCGTGTCAGTGCTCATGCATCGCTCCTTTCGTTTCTCCACCAGCCGCCCAACCCTTCACTGGAGCGGGACCTTCGCGGCAAGCCGCTCGGCCCCTCAGCTCAAACGTTAGGCGTCAACTGCGTTGAGGCCGCCGGTACTCTTGGCCGCCTGCGCGGCCTTGGCAAAGGCATCGATGCCGCGCATCTGAATCTCTGCAATCGCTTGCGCTGCAGCGTCAGCACGGTTGCGGCCGTAGGCGAATCGAAAGCCCGTGTCCCAGTGGTCGGCGCACCAGAGCATGCCGTCGATGATCTCGCGCACAGCGAACCGAACGGGGTAGTTCGTGAGCACTGCATAGCCAGTGACTTCGCGACAACCTTCGCGGGTGTCTGCAATGCGGTACTTGGCTTTCTTGAATTTCATCGTTACTGCCTCCGTTCACCACGCCTAACTGGTCGCTGTAGCGGGACCGCTTCGCGGCCCCTAAGCTCGGTCGATCTGCACCAACGGCTGCAGCTGGAACAGCATGCCACTCCGCGTCATACCCGAGCGCGGCAAGGTCGCCGAGAATGGCCAGGAGTCCTCGCCCTCGTAGAGCCCCGACATTCTCCACGAGCACGCGTCGCGGTCGAAGGTCGCCAACCAGGCGCACGCAGGATCGCCACTGCCCGGATCGTTCACCATCCAAGCCGTCACCCTTGCCGGCGAGCGAGACGTCCTGACATGGGAAGCCTCCGCAGATGGTGTCGATGCCTTGCACGCCATCGGCTCGAAGCCGGGCAGCGGTAAGGTCGCGGACGTCGTCATAGCAGGGAACTCCAGGCCAGCGCTTGGCCAGCACGCGCTGGCACCAGGGATCGATCTCGCAAAACGCGACGGTCTCGAAGCCGGCGCGCTCCAGGCCCAGCGAGAAACCGCCGATGCCGGAGAACAGGTCAAGCACCCGCGGCCGCATCGGATGCCTCCTTCCGTCGGATCGCCGAGATCCACTCGCGCACAACTGGCAGGTGATCGCGCCAGGATGCGCCGAAGACCTGCTCGAGCACGCGCTGCTGGGCGTGCGGCAGTGGGTCGGCCAGGAGCTCGCCACGCTCTCCAACCACCGCGATCGCGCGAGCGCTGCAGGAGGCACAGCCGGCCATGAAGTGGTCGAGCAGCGGCTCGAGACGGGTCTCAGCGCAGTAGCTGCAGCTCACGGCTTGCCCTTGGCGGTGTTCTCGTTGGCGATGCAGGCGGCGCACTTCCACAGGCCGGTGCGCTTTTCCTTGCGTCCACCCAGCACCGGCGACGACCCTCCGTGGAAGTCGCACATCCGGTTCATGCTCAGCCCGGAGCCGGCCTGACGCAGCGGATTGACGGGCGGAGACTTCGGCGCCTTCACGATCCGGTCCTCAGCGCCCAATGCGCGATGAGCACCGCCTCGGCCTTGTTGTGGTCCTTGACCAGGCCGATCGGCGCGGACGGGTACAGCGTCAGCGCCTTTTGCACAGACGCGCGCTTCTCCGCGCCGAGCCCATAGAAGCCCTTCCACACCTGCGGCTCCACCGGCTGGAACGGCAGCCGCAGCACCTCAAGCACCGCCTCGATGGCGCCGAGCGTGCGCATCAGGGAGCCCTGGGTCTGCACGGCGTTGTTCCGGCTGCCGATGGTGTGCACCGCCTCCACGGCAACGCGCACCGGCTCGCCCACGGGGCAGAAGTTGCGCATCTGGCGCGCCAGCGAAGCGGCGTCGATCCGGCGCTTCACCAGGCCGCCGCCCGGGATCGGAATGGTCGGGAGCTCGAACACCGCGCAGGAGCCGCGCGAGTCGACCAGGGCAACGGCTCCGGTCAGGCCAGGATCGATGCCGACGGCGATCATGAGCAGAGCCCCTCGCTGACGCGCAGCACCAGCACCAGCATGCGCACGCAGGCGATCGCAGCGCCGGCGGCGATCACGCCGATCACCGCGCCGATGGCCAGCTGAACCCAGAAGTTGTCCAGCGCCGAGCGCGGGCCCAGCCAATGCGGTCGCTTCATGGCTTCACTCCCGGCGCCCAGGTGATGGCCAGGACCACCGCCGCCAGGCAGGCCAGCGCGCCAACCAGCAGGAACAGCACGATGCGAGCGGCAACGCGCACGCTCGAGGCAGCGTCTGCCGCCTCGAGGTCGACGCGCGCCGCGTAGCGCGAGGCGGTGTGGGCGGCGCGCTCGCGATCTGCGTCGACCGCGCGCTGCAGGTCCTCGCCGGCGAAGTCGGAGTCGTCAGCGAACAGCATCGACATGGGAATCCTCCATGGGTGGGGCCGCAGGCTGGGCGGGACAGGGATGCCGTCGTCGCGGCGCGCGCACGCGTCGCAGCACGCAGCAGGCGAGCGCGGCCGGCAGGGACTCGGCTCCGAACGGGTCACGCGGACCTCCGCATGCTGGCGGGCAGCTTCGAAGGATCGACGCCGCGGTAGTCGGTCGGCATGGCAGCACCGGGCGCGTTGGCGCGCGCCTCGCGGAGCCACGCCAGCTGCCCCGGGGACAGCTTCTCGCCGCGAGCGACGCGGGCCTCCATCTCCTCGAGGCAGGCGGTCGGCTTGCGAGCGCGCAGCGATTCGAGCGCGCGGCCCAGCTCGGCAGCCAGGCGCGGCCGGTCGCGCTGCGCCGGCGGCAGCAGCTGGGCCTGCGCCGGCTCGGAGCGCGACGGCGCGCGCAGGCAGAGAGCGCGGAACTCCGGCAGGCTCGGCGGCCGCGGCGGCAGGTTCTCGAGCCCGTAGGAGATCGCCTCGGGAAAGGTGCGGAAGTTCCGCAGCTCGCGCTGCCACGTTTCGCGCAGCTGCTGCACGTGCACCTCCGGGTCCGTGCCCTCCGGGCACTGCCACCGGCGATCGAACTCGGAGCCGTAGTTGTCGCGCATGGCCGACCAGATGCGGTGCACCCAGGTGCCCGGCAGGAACGGGTCGAGGTTGGTCGACTGCGGGTCAGCCGACACGGCGTGCTGGGACATCGATGACCTCCTGTGCCGGCTCGGCCGGCTTCGGCCCGGGAGCGCCGGGCGGGTTGACCATGAGCGAGGCGGTGCGCAGCTGGGAGCCAACGCGGTCCTGTGCGGCGCGCGCGACCAGCTGCCGGTCCTGGGGCTTGATCCACTCGGCGAGCAGGCCCTGCGTGCCGCGGTAGCACCAGATCCGCAGGAACGCCTCGAGCGACAGCTTCGCAGCAGCTGCCTCCTTCATGGCGCCCTCCAGCACGATGCCGGTGACCGGCGCGCGCTTCTTGCGGCGGAGCTCCAGCCAAGCAGCCCAGACCTCCTCGCTGACTTCGGCCGGGCGCTGCACTGCAGTCGGCGCAGCCGATGCAGGCGATGCAGGAGCTGCTGCAGCTCCTGCACGCTTGCGAGGCTTCGGCGCCGGCGCAGCGTCCCCGACCAGGTCGGGATCAGGCCTCGGATCACCGGAAGCGCTCTCTCCTACGGTAGTAGGAGAGATAGATAGTATTCCCTTCTCTTCTCTTCTCTTGGATGCTGTTTCACGCGGGACAGGCACGTGACCAGGACGGGACTGTCCCTGTGACTTCACAGGGTCGTCCTCGTGAAGCGGCAGCGGAGCACCAGCCGGGCAACCCAGGCTAATCCAGTGCTCGAAATCGGGAGTGGTCACTGACGTACCGTGCCGCTGATTGTGCTTTCGCACGCGCGCGCACTCCGAAACCCAACGCTGGCGGAGCTTCGAAGACCACGCATCGAGCGCGATCTCACAAGTGACCTTGTGGTACAGACGCCCGTCGGAGCACTCCACGAAGCCCCGCAGAACCGAGTCACGAATCTGTCCCCAGGACACATCGATTTGTCCTCGTGACACGTACCCAGCCTTATCTGCGAGCCATCGGTCGTTGTTCGGCACCGAGCCGGCAGGCACCTCGTGCCACGCGGCGCACCAGAGCATCAGCGCCGCCCAGCAGATCTCCGGCGGTTGGTCGACCACGAGCTCGGAGCTTCGAAGCCGAGCGACATCGAGTCCCATGCGCGGGAAGTCGCGCAGGTCGACCTCCGGCGGAACCAGTGGAGCGGGGCGAGGGTCGGTCATGCGTTGCCTCGCGGATTCCCGAGCTGCTGCTCGATCATTGCCCCGTTCCCGGCGGCGATGTTCTCCAGCACCAGATCCATCACCGCATCGACGGTGTGCACGCGCTGGTCGAGCAAAGCGACCATCTGGCCCAGGGTCTGGGCGATCGCGGCTACCAGCTCGATCGGATCCATGGTTTGCCCGTGCGCCCGCAGCGCCTCGAGCATCGCGTCTCGCGCCGCGGAGACGCGCGGGGACACCGGCTGTGAAATCAGGCCGCCCATAGGCCTCCCGGAAGGCGCTGCAGCGCCGCGTCGCACGCTGGATTCAGCCAGGCGATCTCGCGGCGCAGCTTGGTGCCGCGCCCGGCGGCGATGCGGGAGTCGGTCTCCTCCCGCCGCCAGTCGCCGAGCATGCCGGAGTAGAGCTCGGAGTCGTAGCCCGAGACGATCACCATGCCCTGCAGGTCCAGGAGCACCTCCAGGAGCTCGCCATGGTCCTCGTCGGACATTTCGTGCCGGTAGCCGCCATTCGAGCGCATCACCCGGGTGCCGTGCAGGTAGGGCGGATCGATGAAGTGCAGCGTCGAGGGTGAGTCGTGCTGCCGGAGCACCTCCAGCGCCGGCCGGTTCTCGATGAGCACGCCCTGCAGCCGAGAGCCGACAGCAGCCAGGCCATCCGGGTACCGCGCCCAAAAGTTCATCGCGTTAGCGCTGGCCCGGCGGATGTCGGTCCGCATGCCGGTGCTCCGCTTGTTGGCGCCGTTGGAGCCGAAGCCCATCTGCGCGCGGATGCACAGCCGGCGAGCGCGCTCGATCGGGTCGTCGTGCTCCTCCCACGCCTCATCGAACTCGTCGCGCGCGAAGGGAGTCAAGCGCAGCTGCTCGACCAGCGCGGCCCGCTGCTTCGAGTCGCGCAGCACGCGAAACAGGTTCACCACCTCGCCGTCCAGGTCGTTGTAGACCTCGCCGTGCGAGCGTGGCTTCTGGAGCAGCACGCCGGCGGAGCCGCCGAACGCCTCGGTGTAGAGCTCGTGGGCAGGGAAGAACTGCAGGAGCCACGGCGCGAGCCGGAACTTGGCGCCCATGTAGCGCAGCGCAGGCTTCGTCACGATCAAGGCGACTCCTCCAGCAGCGGATCCAGGTCGATCCGGTTCAGGTAGTCGATCAGCCGGCGCGCTTCTGCACGAGAGAAGACGAACGGCACCGAGCCTCGCCAGCAGTGCAGCCGACCGTCGGAAGCCAGCGCCACGGCGAACTGGTCCGGGCCCGGCGCAAAGTCGACCGCCAGCGTGACCACCGGCGCCTCGGGCCCGCGCTCGGCAACTTCAACACTCTCCGGTTCGGAAGCATCGCCGAGCTTCGCGCCGCGAAGCCAGTCCGCCAGCTCCGGCGTCTGCTCGAGCTCCGCCTCGAAGCCGTCAGCCTTTGGCCGGATCGCCACCACCCTGCTGATCGGCTCGTGGCCAGCGTGAGCAGGCAGCAGCGGAGCGTCGGCCGGCGGAGGGTTGGGATCGACCACCGGCGCGATGACGCCGCGCGGCTCGAGCTCGGGACGACCGGTGCCGGAGATCAGGCGATCGGCCGCCGGCGGCACGCCAGTGGCGAGCTCGCCGTTCGTCCCGCGCACCAGCTCGTAGAACACCGGGCCGCGCGCTCCAGGGTTGAACTCCGCCTCCCGGTTGACGTAGCCGTGCACGTGAGCCTCCTCGAGGGCCTCGCGCACCTGCAGCGCCGTGACGCCGCGCAGCTCGCCAGCGATCATGCCCGCGGTGGCGCGCGGTCGACCAGGCAGCATCGCCTCGAGATGCGCGAGCGCCCGGAACGCCACCGTCCCGGGTTTCGGGGGGAAGGTGCTCATGGCGTGACCGGCTCGATGAAGCCGGAAGGACCGCCTCGAGGCACCGGATCGCCGGAGCCAGGCGCAGGGAGCGGCTTCTTGCGGCGAGAGACACCACGCCGAGCACGCGCGCTGGTGCCGCGTGGGGCGCGAGCGTCCGGCGGCGTCGCCAGCGCCACAGCGGCGAGCGACTCCACGAACGGCTGAAAAGCCGCGACGGTGACGATTCCAGGGTTCTGCGACTTGCCGCTGCGGATGTTCCACAAGGTGCCGACCGGCACGCCGGATAGCTCGGACAGCTTCTCCAGCTGCGGCTGACGCAGCAAGCCAAGCGCGGCAGCGACCTGGGCCAGGGAGGGTACGGGAGGGATCATCATGGCTGGAAGCGTAGCAGAAGTGCGGCGCGTGGTCCAATCGGACGACTCGCGCGCTCGCAGAAACGGTTATGCACAGGCATGACGCTAGGTATAGTGCGGACTTCTCCACAAAAGCCACGCGAAATAGTCCAGATAGCCCGTTGACTGTTGGCTGGCAGATAGGCAGAGTAAGGCCATCGCGCAACCCCGCGCGGAACCAGGAGCCACAGATGAACGCCAGCACCAACCCGGTCACCCTCGAGCAGGAAGCGCGCGACGAAGCGATCGAGCTGATCGCCGAGCAGCACCTGCGCCTCGAGACGCTCGAGACGCGCAACTCCGACGGCCTGGATTTCAGCGACCAGGCGGTGTGGAGCATCAAGGCCGCCCTCGAGGCCGCCTACGAAGCCGGCCGCCGCGCCGGGCACCTGGGCTGAATGGGAGACGCAGCATGAACACCATCAAGCCGCGCCTCGTCAGCACGAACCTGCGCCGCGCCAGCGGCACCTGGGTCCGCCTCTGCCCGACTTGGTTCTGCACCGGTATGCCGGCGCGATGGACCAGCACCGAGCAGGCCGGCTGACCGCACCCGCGAGCCCGGCGCGCCCGGGCTTGGGAGTGCGGCCACCGGTCGCCACCACAGGAGCCACGATGAACACCAGCAAGACATCCAGCGCCACCTTCGCGCAGAAGTACCCCGCCTACATGGACCCCGAGACGGCGAAGCGCACGATCGAGCTCGGCCGCGCGCTGCGCGCCCAGCTCCAGCGCCGGCGGCAGTCGGTCACCATCACGGTCGACGCGACGCGCCTGCAGGCCGCGCTGCGCCGCGCGCAGCACTCCACCAGCGGGAGCGCAGCGTGAGCGCCGCCGAGCAGAGCCGCTGCAGCCTCGGGCCCTGGCGCGCCATTCGCTGCGCCTCCAGCTGGCGCATCTACGACCAGCAGGGCAACGCGATCGCCAGACTGGCCACCACCGAGATCACAGAGCCGCGCCGGGCCTACGATGCCCGCCTGATGGCCCGCGCTCCCGAGCTCGAGATGATGTTGGCCGAGTGCGCCGGGATGCTCGGCGCGGCTGCCGACAGCCTGAAGGGCCGCGGCGCCCGCTACACCATCCCCACCCGCATGCCGCTCTGGCAGCGCCTCTGGAACCTGTATCAGCTGCACCGGCTGCGCGAGCAGCTCAAGTGCCTGCAGGATGAGCGCGACGGCTACCTCCAGGCCGCCACGATGCCCGGCTCCGAATTCAAGCTGGGGCCGAAGTATCTGGAGAACTGCGCCGAGCAGGAGCGCCAGCTGCAGGCGCGCATCGCGGTGCTGGAGGTCATGTCATGAGCGACGACGACCCGACAGTGATCGACCAGGCGGCGCGCGAGGCCTTCGTGCTCGAGCTCCGCGCGCTGACGCTGAAGCATGGCATCGCGATCTGGGGATGCGGCTGCTGCGGTTCGCCCTACCTGACCAGAGACGTCCCGGTGACGGATCCGCGTTCCGGGTACGCCATCAGCGCTCGCTCGGAGCACCTCGCCTGGGTTGACCCGAGCCGCGACATCAACTGGCGCCACCGCCAGCGCGAGCTCGTGACAGCAGCGCCGGCCGCAGCACCAGGGAGCGCCGACTGATGGCCCGCGCGCGCACGAAAGAGCCGGATCGCCGCACCTTTCTGGGCGGCAGCGACGCGCCGGCGGTGCTCGGTGTCAGCTCCTGGCTGACGCCCGTCGACCTCTGGCGCCTGAAGACAGGCCGCGCCAAGCCGGAGCCCAACCCGGATCGCGACAGGCGCCTCGAGCGCGGCAAGCGCCTCGAGCCGTTCATCTGCGACATGGTGGTCGACAAGCTGCGCGACCAGGGCCACGAGGTCAAGGTGCTGGCGCGCAACGAGCGCTACACCGACCCGCAGTACCCGTTCATGAAGTGCGAGATCGATCTCGAGCTCGAGGTCGACGGCGAGCATGTCACCGCCGACGCGAAGTCCGTAGGCGGCCAGGCGCGACACCGGTGGGGCCAGGAGGGCACCGATGAGATCCCGATCGAATACGCCGCGCAGTTCATGGACGGCCTGATGATCACCGGCCGCCAGCGCTGCCTCGCCGCGGCGCTGCGCAGCTTCGATGACGTCGACATCTACTGGCTGCGGCGCGACGAAGAAACCATCGCCGGCATGCGGCAGAAGATGGTGACCTTCTGGCAGAACCACGTGGAGCGGGACGTCCCGCCGGACCCGGTCAACTTTGCCGACCTGCGTGCCCTTTTCGCCACGCCGGAGCCGCGCCGCGTCGAGGCCACGCCGGAGATCCTCGAGGCGCTGGATGAGCTCGGCCTGATCAAGGGCCGGATCCAGGCGCTGGAGAACCGCGAGGAACACCTGCGCTACGTGATCGGCAAGCACATGGGCCCCGCGGAGACGCTGGCCAGCGGCGTGCGCGACCTGATGAGCTGGGCGAACGAGGAACGCTCCAAGTTCGACCTCGAGCGGTTCAAGCGAGAGCACCCGGATTGGTACGCGCTCTACACCACGAAGTCCACCACCAGGGTGCTGCGCCGCGCGAAGTCGCGCTCGGCCCGGGCCCGTTGAGCAGGAGCACCCGATGATCGAACTGATCACTCGCGACATCTACCTCCGGCACACCGCCGGCGACGGCAGCACCAGCGTGCGCGAGCACCGCGTCTGGGATGCCGAACGATTCCTCGCCGCCCAGCAGGCCGAAGCCGCCAGGCTGGCAGCGAAGGCGCGCGACGAAGATGAGCCCGCCGCCTTTGCGGTCGAGCAGATCACCCAAGAGCAATACCACCACGAGAGGAAAGCACGATGAGCACCCACGCGCTGCGCGCAGCGGCCACCGGCGGAGCGCCGGCCGAGAAGCCCAGGACGATCTTTGACTACCTCGAAGACGCCCGCGTCAAGCAAGGCATCGCCGCGGTCGCCGGCCGGTACCTGACGCCCGAGCGGATGCTCCGCCTGTGCGTGATGGCGGTGAAGAAAACGCCGAAGCTGGCGGCCTGCGACCCGACCACGGTCCTCGGCGCCATGATGACCAGCGCCGCGCTGGGCCTCGAGCCCAACACCGTCCAGCAGCAGGCTTTCCTGATCCCGTACAAGACCCGCCGGAAGAACCCGAGCACCGGACAGTGGGGTGACGTCCTCGAGTGCCAGTTCCAGATCGGCTACCGCGGCTTCATCACGCTCGCCTACCGCACGCCGCGGCTGAAGGGCCTGATGGCAGAAGCGATCCACCGCGGTGACCACTTCAAGCATCGGCTCGGCTCCGGCACCTTCCTGGAATTCGAGAAGGCCCTGGTCGAACGCGGCGAGCTGATCGGCGCCTTCAGCTACGCGCAGCTCGATGGCGGCCAGGAGGTCGCCTGCGTGCTGCCCCTGGACGAAGTGCTGAAGATTCGCTCGCGCAGCGAGACCTACCGCACGCTGGTGCGCGCGGTCGAAACCGCGGAGAACGACGCCGAGCGCGCGAAGGCAGAGCAGAAACTTGCCGAGACGCCCTGGGTGCTCTGGGAGGATGACATGGCGGCGAAGTCCGCCATAAAGAAGCACGCGAAGATGCTGCCGATCGCCTCCAACGATGCACTGGCGGTGGCCACCGAGATCGACGCGCGCGGCGAGGCCGGCTCGCTGGACCTGCGCTCGATGACCACCGTCGAGCAGGTGCGAGAGGTCATGGATGGCGACGGCGAGCCGCCGGCGTTGACCGACGACACCGAGCAGCAGCAGCAGAGCCGCGAGGCCTTCGGCACGACGCAATCCCGCCAGGCCGCAGAACAGGCGCACTCGCGCCAGGAGCACGATCGCAAGCTGTCGGCTGAGCAGGTCGAACAGCAGCAGGCCGAGCAGAAGCCCGCCACCGGTGGCCGCGGTGGTCGCAAGCCGCCGCCGCCGGCAGCCGCCCAGGCGCCGGCAGAGCAGCCCCAGAAGCGCACCTACGCCGAGATCGCCGACACCATCACCCGGCTCGGCCGAGACGAGAACGCGACGCGCGACGACGCGCTGCTCGAGCTCGATGCGGCCCGCCACCTGCCGCCCGACCAGGCGAAGGATCTGCAGGCCATGATCGACCGGCTGTTCCCGATCCCCTGACCGCACAACGAACCCGCCCGCGAGGGCATACCTGGAGAGAGAGAAGCGTTGAGCAAGATCAACCTCGGCGACACCGCCCGCGACCGGGTCTCCGGCTTCAAGGGAGTCTGCGTGGCCATCACGCAGTGGATCAGCGGCTGCGCCCGCGTGACCCTGCAGCCGCCGGCCGGCAAGGACGGCAAGATCCCGGACGCGCAGACCTTCGATGAGCCGATGCTCGAGCTCGTCAAGGCACAGGCGGTGCCCATGGGCCCGACGAAGACGGGCGGCCCGCGGCCGGCGCCCACCACCAGCGCGGCACCGCGCCGCTGACAGTTTCACGGGAGGGTGAGAGCAAGCGCTCTGAGGGACCTGGGTTGGCTCCTGGGGTCCCGATAGTCCGGCGTCGCGTCCGGCCCCACCCTCCATCACCAGCACCATCACCACCACGATCGGAGAACCATGTTCGAACTCCTCGCACCTACCAAAGCGAAGCTGCTGGACGTCGTCGTCCTCAGCCAGAAGAATCGGCAACCGGATGAGAACCCCGGCGCGAAGCTGAACTTCGAGATCGCCCTCGCAGCGGACGTCCTCGATGCTTTCGACCCGAAGCTGCGCGTGATGCTGTTCATGAAGGGCAGCGGCAGCGAGAGCGCCAAGCAAGCCGCGCTCGACGGCATTCCCGCCGCCTCCGATACCCCGAACCTGACGGGCATCGGCATGAAGATCGGCAAGTTCCCCTGGAAGCAGGAGCTCTCCGGCTACACCCTGGTCATCGACCACGGCATGGGCGGCAAGAAGTCCGACCTCGAGATCAGCGACGGCATGCTGTCGAACTGGCGCTTCACCCCGAAGGAAGGTGGCACCTTCATCGCCAGGATGAGCTACGAGAGCGCGAACGTGACGGAAGCACAGTTCGGCCGGCTGGCCAAGATGAAGTCGCGCGACATCGAGGTCAAGTTCTTGCCGCCGGAGGAATCGCAGCAGCAGCTCCCGGGCGCGACCACCCAGCCGAACAAGGGCGACGGCTCCTGGCCTTTCCCGGGCAAGGGAGCAGCGCCAAGCGAGGCGCCGCCGCAGTCGACCACCACCGAGGTCGTGAAGGGCAAGCCTGCCGCGAAGAAGACCGCCGCGGCGAAGACGAAGCCCGCGGACAAGGCCAGTGCACAGGCAGCAGCCGCCACCGGAGCATTCGTCGCCTCGGCCACCGGCAGCAAGGCCCACTGACCATGAGCAGCCTGCCGAACCGGCTGTTCCGGCGCGGCGCCGGCGTGCCGGGCATGCGCCTGACGCGCCGCAAGGGACACCTTGTGATCGACGTCCACGCCACTGTCGACGGTCGCAAGGTCTCCACCAGCTACCCCTGCCGGCCGGCAGGGCCGCTGGCGGCAGCCGAGCGAGCGGTGAAGTTCCGCGAGCAGCACACCGGCGTGCCGTACCCCTTCAGCCCGCGCCAGGCCTGGATTCGCCTGCGCGCCCACGGAGAGTCGTGATGAACCCAGACACCGGTCACCTGTTCCGACTGCGCCGCGGAGAAGACGCGCCCGCCGGCACCGAGGTCCTGCCCGCCGACTTGCACCAGATCGCAAACCTCAAGATCAGGCGCGACCCCGATGCCAAGGTCAACCTGAAGTCCAGCACGCCGCTGGCCAAGTGGGCGAAGAAGAAGCGCCTCGAGCGCATCGCCGCGAAGTCCCGCCGGCGCAACCGCAAGTAGAACCACCAGGAGCCACCATGAATGACCATGCCAAGCGGCGCCAGCCGCTCCCACCCCGAGATCCAGCCAGGAGCGACACCGAGCAGGGCCTGTTCCAGAAGTTCATCGTCACCCGCACCGACGGCTCGAGCGGCCCGGGCGGCAAGCACGAACACTGCGAGTACTTCGTTCTCGACATCGACCACGACCAGCACGCCATGCCCGCGCTCGAGGCCTACGCCCGCACATGCGCAGCGACGCACCCCGAGCTCGCGGTCGACCTGCAGCAGCGATACGGGCTGCCGGTGGACGCCACTATGCCGCCGACGGCCGAGCAGGTGCTGCGCCGGCGCGCTCACGCGATCGGCATCGCACGCGACATCGCCGATGCATTCAACCGGGAACACAGCGATTGGGCGAACAGTGGCCCACTGTTCCGCAAGCTGGTCGATGAGCTGCTGACCGAGTCGGAGCTCGTGCGCGCGATCGCCGCGTGGCACCGGGCCACCGAGCGCATGGTGGACGGCACGCCGCCCGGACACGAGGTCGAGAGCGACCGCAGCATCAGCGACCGCGCGCGAGGCCTGCTGGCCCAGCTCGAGGCGCTCGGCATTCGCAGCGTCCTGAGCGCGCACCACGAGGAATGGTGGCGGATCCACGGCGACCACGAGCGCCTGCAGCGCGAGGTCCTGCAGGTGCTGCACGACGGCCTGCGGGCCCGCCAGCGTGCCGCCGGCGGACTGGTCAGCCAGGCGCAGAGCGATGCCGCGGTCGAAGCGCTGGCCAGCGCCGAGATGCCGCACGCGGTACCGGGCCGAGCTCGCGATCTGGCCGCATGCCTGGAGAACTTCAGCCGCACCAGCCGGATGGGCGGTTCCTGGACCGTTGGCATGGCGGTTGACTTCCTCCAGCAGGTGGCTGACCACTGGAACCGACGCCCGGCAGCTGGCATGAATCTTTCCAGGGAGAGAGCGCCCGCGGTGCACGCCACACCGGTGCTACTCGAGACGACCGCGCTATGGGCGGGAGCGCAGACCAGCCAGAGCGACGGCGCCGTGCACTTCACCCGCGAGGCCTGGGAGAAGTTCGTGCAGGCCCTCGGCGCCGAGCCGCCGCTCGAGATCCTGGTCAGCCCGACCGATAGCGTGCGTGCCGACCAGGTGCACCAGCGGTGCGCCGAGCGCGGCTGCCAGGAAGCGCTGACCTGCCCGGCCGGTCGGTGCGTGATGTTCGACCGCCAGCAGCCCTGCGGCTGCCGCGAGGGCGAGTGCGAGAGCAAGCCCGATCGCGCCTGCAGGATGACGCGCGAGATCCAGGAAGGGGGACACCAGTGAGCAAGCCGAAGTACTCGTTCGACGCGCCCGACCAGGCGCGCCTGAAGACCGCACGCCTTGAGATCGAGGCCATCCTCCAGAAGCACGACCTCGCCGGCGCCGTGGTGCTGCACACCCCGGGCATGTCGGAATGGTTCTACCAGGTCCGGCCCAGCTATTCGTGCCTGTGGATAGACGAAGCCGCCGGCGCGGCCAGGATCAAGGCGAAGCTGGCCGACTACGGTGGCGACAAGGCCGCGCAGCAGCACGACATCGCCGCGACCGCGAACATGGTGCACTCGATGGCCAGCGAGCTCACGCACGCCGCGCTGATGTTCTCCACGATCGATCAGGTGGTCACGAGAGCCACGCGAGCGGAGCACCAGGCCGGCGGCTTCGTGCCAGACCCGATGGAAGGAAAGCCGCAATGAGCCTGCCATACGAAACCGCCACCAGTGGCGACAAGGCCCTCGCCGAGCTCCAGCGCGTGCTCCAGAAGTTCGGGTGTCAGAGCTTCGGCACGATGGTCGACCAGGAGAAAGGATCGACGCTGGTGCAGTTCCGCTGGCGCAACCGGACGGTCAGCCTCGAGGCGAGCTGGAAGGGCTACGCCGCCGCCTGGAAGCGCGCGCACCCGCACACCTACCGGTCGACCAGGAGCGTCGCCGAGCACGACCGGAAAGCGCTCGAGCAGGCCCAGATTAGCGTCTGCAGCGTGCTCCGGGATTGGGTGAAGGGCCAGGTGACGGCGATCGAGTGCGGCGTGATGAGCTTCGAAGCCGCGTTCATGCCGCACATGCTGCTCCAGGACGGTCGCCGCGTGCTGGACAAGGTCCAAGCCGACAACCTGCTGCCGGCGCCGGAGACTACGCCATGAGCGAGATGCGCGCATCAATGCCGGCGGCCGTCAAAGGCCTGCGCCTCGGAGAGCATCCAGAACCGCACGCCGTCTGGTCGCTCGAGGAAGCCGCCTGGATCGAACAGCGCGACCAGCAGTGGCGACTGTGGGCCGAAAGCGCCGCCCCAGCGCCAGCAGCGCATCCGCGCCAGTTGGTGAGCGTGAGCAGCATCGACGTGGAGCGCCTGATTGCCGAGTGCTTGCCCGGCGGCTCTGTGTGCGACCCGCAGGCCGTGGCCGACAACATCCGGCGCTACTGCAATGCTTGGCCAGGTGCAGCGCCAGCAGCGCAGCCGGTGATGCCGGAGCCGGACTGCTGGGCAGTGCTGACGCCGAACGGATCGCGCCTCGTGTCGCGTGATGAAGCCAAGGGCCGTGTGCAAGCGTATCCGCTCTACGCCGCCGAAGCCGCCACCGCCCTCTCCGAAGCTCGCTGTGCGCAGCTACAGGCCGAGATTGAGAGCCTGCGGGCCGCACTCAAGTGGTACGCCGACGGCGAGCATTTCACCAAGGCCGACCCGGATGCCTGGGACACCGTGAGCGGAGAACCGCAGAACTGGTGGTGCGACGAGGCCGACACCGCGATGGTGGAGGACGGCTCGCTTGCCGGCATGGTGCTGGCCGGCAAGCTGACAGGGCAGAAACTGGCCGCGATTGAAGACGGCGAAGACGTCACCATCGACACCGCCCTCAACGCCGGCAAGGGAGAGGGCGATGCCTGACCAGAAGCAGATTCCGGCCACACCGGCTGAGGCCGAAGACCTCGCCAAGCGGGCCGTCGAGCAGTACCTCACGGCATGCCGCCTCACCGACGCCGCGCAGATCGGCAACTACCTGATGAAGCTGTGCAGCGTCGCCGGCGTCGTGATGGCGCAGGCCGAGGGCTCGGTGCAGGCCTACGAGCGGCTGGTCGGCACCGCGGCCTTCATCGCGAAGACCATGCCGGAGCAGCCGGCGAAGCTCCACAGGGTGCAGTGATGCGCGAACTCCCGATCCTCTTCAGCGGCGCGATGGTGCGTGCGCTGCTGAACGGCACGAAGACCCAGACACGCCGAGTGGTGAAGCGCGTCGGCCCAGCGCACGCGCAGGCGATCAGCTTCGCTAGCGGCGCGTGGCAGTACGCCGACAACGACGGCTGGCACGACGCGAACGCACCGCGCTGCCCGTACGGCGAGCCCGGCGACCGCCTCTGGGTGCGCGAGACCTTCGCCAAGATCGACGGCCAGACCCAGCCGTGGATCGAGACCGACTACCGCGCCACCTACACCCACGGCGACCGACTCGGCGACACGCTGGGCATCAAGAAGCGCTGGACGCCGGCCATCCACATGCCGCGCGCCGCCAGCCGCATCACGCTGGAAGTCACCTGCGTGCGCGTCGAGCAGCTGCAGGACATCAGCGAGACGGACGCGAAAGCCGAGGGCGTCTCGGCCAGCCCGACGTGCCTGCAAGATGACGACACCGATGCGTTTCGACGCATCGGCCCGGTGCCCGACAACAGCTTCCCGATCGCCAGGTACGCCGCGCTCTGGGAATCGATCAACGGTCCGGGCAGCTGGGCGGCTAATCCGTTTGTCTGGTGCGTCAGCTTCAGGCGCGTTGAACCATGAGGCGCTGCTCCTGCTGCCGAGTTGAGAAGGCGCTCGACCAGTTCTACGGCGACGCGCGACGGCCAGACGGCCTGAAATCACAGTGCAAGACTTGCCATTGCAAAGGGTCCATCGCCACGCGAGATCCTGAGCGGACGCGCCGATCACGAACGGCATCTGCGCGACGCACGCGAGCCGCGGATCCCGAAAGATTCCGCTTGCGGGAGCGCTTGGCGTCCAAGCGGAGAGTGAAGTCGGAGAAGACTGCGGCTAGGACAGCGCTCAACGCGGCGGTTCGGTCTGGCGCGCTGCAGCGCCCTGATCGCTGTCAACAGTGCACGCAGATTGCGAAGGTGCACGGCCATCACGAAGACTACGGCCAGCCGCTGCAGGTTCGTTGGCTTTGCCCGCAGTGCCACGCGGACGTCCATCGAACGGAGACATGATGCCCATCAAGCCAGAGAACCAGAAGCGCTACCCGCCCGAGTGGCCGCAGATCCGCCTGCAGATGCTCGAGCGAGCGCGGTGGCGCTGCGAGCACCCGGGATGCGGCGCGGCCCAATACGGGCTCGGCCGCTGGGTCCTCGAGGCCGGCGAGCTCGCGCGCTGGGTGCCGATCGTCGGCAACACCCCGATCGCCACGGCGCAGGACCAGGCGATGCACCGCGCCGGCGAAGGCGCGCACGCCGACGGCACGCCCTGGACGTTCGCCGCCGCGAAGGCCTTCCTGCAGCAGTTCGCCTGGGAGGAACCTCAGCCGATCATCATCGTCCTGACCGTCGCGCACCTGAACCACCGCCCCGAGGATTGCCGGCCGGAGAACCTGAAGGCATGGTGCCAGCGGCACCACCTCGCCTATGACCTCGAGCACCACCAGCAGAATGCCCAGGCCACCAGGCGCGCGCGCAAGGCGATCGGCGAACTGTTCTGACCACCAGGAGACAGCATGCAGCACCTCAACCTCACCCTCAGCAAGGCCGCGACCACCGGAGAGCCGCAGGAGCTCTTCATCGGCATCCTGCGGCCCGACCAGCGGGTCTCGATCATCGCCGACGAGAACCCGTCCACGCCGAACGGCGCCGCCGCGGTCGAGATCGACCGGAGCGAGGCGATCCGCGTGATCGACCATCTGCGCGAGGTCTTCGGGATCGGCCGGCAGGAGCTCCGGAACATCTGACCATGAGCACGAAGCACATCAGCGACCTCGAGGTCCTCGAGGCCTGCCGCGACTGGCGCACCCATCACCAGTTCGCCGACGCCCTGCTGGCGGTCCGCACCGAGCAGCACCCGAAAGTCGCGCACCGCGCGCTCGAGCGCGCCAACCGCCGTCGCCTGATCGAGTGGGGGGTGAGCCTGCGCACGGCATGGCCGACGCCGGAGGGCATCGCGATGCTCGAGCAGCACGGCAGAGCGACCAGTGCGGTCGAGCTGCAGCCGGACGTCAGTGGATCGATCGGCGTCCAGGTGCTGTGCACCGCCGGCGGCGAGCTGCGCAGTGCGTGGTACCGGCCGGTGCTGCTCCAGCATTGGCGCCAGGCCGCGCAGGACCCGAGCTTCCTGATGGTGCTGCAGGTCGACCTGCGCATCCTGCTCGAGCAGGACGACCTCCAGGTGCTGGCCATGGCGCCATTCACCCTCCGGCCAGAACCGCCGACGGTCTGACCCGTTCCACGTGGAACCCCCATGGTCGCGGGGGTGCGCAGTGCTTCACGCTATTTCGCTTGCTTATATGCGAGCGCAGTCGCATAGTGAAGACATCGACAACGCACCAGGAGCCGCGAACATGACCACCGCCAAGACGATCGCCAAGATGACCGCCACCAGCCCGGAAGGCGACACCATCGAGATCATCTGCACCTGCGAATTCGGATACGAGGTCTTCATCAACGGCGGCCTGCTCGGCGACGGCACCGAGAGCGCCCACTACGACACCCTCGGCCGCGCGCTGGCCCGGATGAGCGACGAAGCCGCCGCCTGCATCCTCGGCCACTACCTCTGACCCGACTACGAACAGGAGCCCCAGCATGACCACCAGCACGATCAACCCGCCCGCCACGCACCTCGTCGTCGGCGTCGACCAGGCCGGCCGCCGGGTTTTCTACACCGGAGCCGCCGGCGAGCGCTTCATCAGCATCGAGCGCGAGCGCGCCTTTGTCGGCTGGTACGAGAGCGGCGCCGAGGCGGTGGCAGCGCGCCTGAACCGCGGCACCTGCCTGCACGGCATCACCTTCAGCGCCGAGCAGGCCTGACACCCCACGATTGAGGGGAAGCGTGCCAACATCGGCACGCTTTAAAGCTTGCATTTGTGCGAGTCAATGGCGATAGTGGAGACATCAACCACCCGCCAGGAGCCAGCGATGCAAACCCTCGAAGCGACCTACACCACCCAGAGCCAGGCGGAGACTTTCTGCCACACCTTCAACCGGTACGTCAGCCGCGGCCAGACCGCCAGCTGGCGCCGGGTTGGCCCGGGCCAATACGAAGTCTGGGTCTCCCTGGTCTGAGAGGGAGAGCAGCATGGCCACGGTGATCTACAGCTGCAAGCACTGCAAGGTCGGGAAGCGAATCGACTACCCCCAGCGCGACCAGGCGCGCGCCAGCTGGTGGCGCCCGGGCGGGCCCGAGGGCCGCGTCTACCCCGGCAGCTACATCCACTACTCGAAGCGCGGCGGCAGGTTCAACGTCGGCGACGGCGTCTGCAGCGAGTGCGGCCGCGCGATGACCTGGGGATTCCTGCAGGCCTGGACGAACCCGAGCACGAAGTGCGACGCGCGATGCGAGCACGCGCGCGGCTTCAAGTGCGAGTGCAGCTGCGGCGGAGAGAACCACGGCTCCGGCTGGGGTGGCCTCTTCACCGGCCTGCTGGCAGCCTGACCAGCACCCCCCTCTATAGGGGGATCAATTGCGCATTCGTGCGCGGTTCTTGGCTTGCTTATGTGCGATTGTCGGCCCATAGTGG